TGTTTGGCATTCCCACGCGGGCAAGCCGTAACTGTAACCAGGCATTTTTGAAGGCTTAGAAAATGAGCCAGTATATTCTTTTAATTGTTTTTTATTCATGAATAAGAATTATCATGATCCATGAGCCGCGGACATTGGCCAAATTGTCGCACACTATATGTTGTGTCAATGTGACAAATTGTCGCAGGGTAGAGCTTGTGGGCGGGTCCCACCCATAAAAAAATAGCGCTCAAAAAAAATGGCGGATGGGCCGTTAGCCACTGTCCGCCATCATTGGGGGTGTGAACCGTAAGTTTAGCATTACCTATTACCTATACACACTTTGTTGTCATGGTAACCCCATTCACAGTATTTTAGCTGTCACTCTCGCAACAGCAGGATTGCTGTATCACCTTAGCCGGTAGTACCACCATGACAGGCATCTCGTACTTTTTGCCTTACTGGAACCGGCTTTGGGTGGTTGACAAGTTTACCGACCGGAAACCACCCGAAACGAGGTCGCCGGGTATCTAGAGGTAGTTTAACTTAACTTAGTACGCGGCTTAATTGGACAATAACATAATCAATTTATGGATCAATGCGCAAAGTGTCGCACCTAGATAAGAGCGTGTGGGCGGGGCCCACCCATACAAAAAAAATAAAACTGCGACAATTTGGCAAGTTGTAAAATTACTTGCAGTAGTGCAATCATTACTGCAAACAAATAACGGAGGAAAATATGACAAAAGCAATGACGAAGTATCAATTAGATCACTTCAAAGAAAAAGTAAGAAGACAGTTTGATCCACTAATTGACGATCAAGAGCTGTTAGTAAAACAATATAAGACACAAGCGACAGATAAAGCGGTTGCCAAACTTTCAAAAAAGATTGGCGCTGATAAAATAATAAAAGCTTTTGAAGACGCTGAAAAAAGACTGGAAGAAATTAGAGCTACGGCCTTAACTTTCTTTACAAAGAAAAAACCAGAAGAAGCTGAATTAAGTTATAAATTCAGAAATAGTGGAAGTAGTTATCGTGATGATAAACTTACACTTTCAGATTGTAAAGATGAGTTGAGACAGTGGGCTTCAAATCTAACAGAAAAAGAAATAGAACGAAGACCAGAAGGCGCAAGATTAAGACAGTTAAAAGACTTAAAACAAAAAGCTTTGGATACTGTTATGGAAGCAGGAACGCCAGACAGTCTAGCGCTTGCCTTGGATAAAGTAAGTAATAAAATCGGGTTAAGTTGGAATACTGAATTGACCGCTTTACCTAATATAAAAAACGAAAACTAACCACTTGACAAGTTATGGGATATTATGTTAATAATGTCCCATAACAACGAAAGGATAATAAAATGGCATATATCGTAATAAAGCACACTAACTATGGACACAATGTTTCACCAAGTGTGAGCATTGAAGACAATGAAGTTTATGATCTTGAGACGGCGCAAGCTGTTAAAAAAGTTTGTGAACTAAAAAACACAAATGAGAATACTACATTCCATTTATTAAACGTAGCTTATTCTACATTGAGTGAACCGAAAGTAATTAAAAAAGATGAGAACTTTAATTACAATCAATTAGAATTACCATTCCCCGAGGTTGCTTAATGAGTGGTTATCTAATTGCCGTTGGCCTTGGTCTATTTGCCTTTATCATCATAGCATTGCTTGGTGTTATGGGTACATTAGAAGCTATTAACGAACAAAATGAAAGAGCAAAATGGGACGCTTGGTCGAAGAGAAGACAAAAGAATTCGTGAGCCGTGGTCTTACTAAAAAAGAAGCAAGGCACAAGGCACATGAATATTGCGAGACTATGAACACTTGCCGTGGGTGTAGTCAAGTCATTCAACCTAGTTGGTGGTCTTGGAAGCAGGGCTACTGCAGGGATTGTATGGACTAGTCAATATGTCATAACGTCGCACCCTAGTAGTGCAGGGTGCGACAAGATGTCGCACCAAGGTAAGAGCATGTGGGCGGGTCCCACCCACAATTAATAGAGGTACCAGACCAAATCCAAAAATCGAACTTTTTAAAAGGGGGGGAGGGGTAGATTTCTAAAATATGGTACCTAATATATGTACTATAGTGTTTGATTTAGAGATAGATTCCTGCTAAATACTTTTTGGTACCATAATTAAATATTATGCTTAGTTTAGAACAAATTAATAAAATTGCAGATCCGAAAGTTAGAAGACAATTAAAATTAGATATTTTAACTCGGGTCAAAAAAACTACACAAAAAAAATACAGAACAGATTTTTTATCTTTTGTAAAATATACTTGGCCTGAATTTGTTGAAGGAAAACATCATACAGAAATAGCAAATGCATTTAATAGAATTTTAACTGGAGAATGTAAGAGACTCATTATCAATATGCCACCAAGGCATACGAAGTCTGAATTTGCATCTTATTTTTTACCTGCATGGATGATTGGTAACAGACCAGATTTAAAAATTATTCAAGCAACTCACACAGCAGAACTTGCAATTCGTTTTGGTAGAAAAGCTAAAACATTAATGGACTCAGATGAGTATAAAGAATTATTTACTACAAGATTAAGAGAAGATTCAAAAGCTGCAGGTCGTTGGGAAACTAGTGGAGGTGGTGAATATTTTGCGGTTGGTGTATCAGGTGCTGTAACAGGTCGTGGTGCGGATCTACTTATTATTGACGATCCACATTCCGAGCAAGATGTTAATTCACAAACAGCATTTGATAATGCATATGAATGGTATACTTCAGGACCAAGACAACGTCTTCAACCTGGTGGAGCAATTGTTATCGTTATGACGAGATGGTCTACAAAAGATTTAACAGCACAACTTGTTAATGCTGGAGCTAAAGAAGCAAAAGCAGATCAATGGGAAGTTATTGAGTTTCCTGCAATCTTACCAAATGGAAAACCTGTATGGCCTCAATATTGGAAGTTAGAAGAATTAGAAAAAGTTAAAGCATCAGCTGGTATTGCAAAATGGAATGCACAATATATGCAAAACCCAACTGCAGAAGAAGGTGCATTATTAAAACGTGAATGGTGGAAGAATTGGGATAAAGATTATTTACCTCCATTACAACATGTTATTCAAAGTTACGATACTGCATTTATGAAAAAAGAAACTGCAGATTATTCTGCAATTACAACTTGGGGAATCTTTCAAGAAAATGAAGGTGATCCTCAACATATAATTTTATTAGATGCATTAAAAGATAGATTAGAGTTTCCTGAACTTAGAAGAGTTGCAAAAGAACAATATGATTATTGGCAACCAGAAACAGTTTTAGTTGAAGCCAAAGCGTCTGGTCTTCCACTAACCTACGAACTCAGACAGATGGGGATACCCGTCGTTAATTTTTCTCCCTCTAAAGGTAACGACAAACACAGCCGTGTAAATTCTGTAGCCCCACTGTTTGAGTCTGGAATGGTTTGGGCACCTAAAGATAGAGAGTTTGCTCAAGAAGTTATTGAAGAGTGTGCTTCATTTCCATATGGAGATCATGATGACTTAGTGGATAGCACCACACAAGCTTTAATGAGATTTAGACAAGGCGGCTTGATTAATCACCCAGAAGACTATATAGATAATGATCTACCTAGAAAAAAACGAACTTATTATTGGTAAATGGTAAAAACAAAACTAACTCGAACTATACCACCAAAATCAGGACCTACACCTCAGGGCTTGAATGTTGACTATAATACTGTTAAGACTGTAAAATTGGAGAAAATTAATGGCAGACATAGAAAAAGCACTTCCAAACGAAGTTAGAAAATCTATTGAGATAGAAGGACCTGAAACTTCTGTTGAAGAGAATATTGAAATTCAAGAAGATTTACCTAATGTAGGTGAAACTGAAATTACACCATTAGAAGATGGTGGAGTAGAAATTAATTTTGAACCAGGAGCCTTCAACCAGGCTCAATCAGAAAATCATTACGACAATCTAGCAGAGTTACTACCCGAGGAAATATTGATGCCTCTTGGTTCAGAATTATATCAAAATTATACAGACTATAAATCTTCAAGAGCAGATTGGGAAAGTGCTTATGTTAAAGGTTTAGATTTATTAGGATTTAAATATGAAGATAGAACCGAACCTTTTCAAGGAGCTGCTGGTGCAACCCATCCTGTATTAGCTGAAGCGGTTACTCAATTTCAAGCCTTGGCCTATAAAGAATTGCTCCCGGCTCAAGGACCTGTAAGAACTCAAATTATTGGAGCGGTAACTCCTGATAGAGAAGCTCAAGCTCAAAGAGTTAAAGAATTTATGAATTATCAAATTATGGATCAAATGAAAGAATATGAACCTGAGTTTGATCAAATGTTATTTTACTTGCCACTAGCCGGTTCGGCATTTAAAAAAGTTTATTACGACGACTTAATGGGACGAGCGGTTTCTAAGTTTGTACCCGCAGATGATTTAATCGTTCCGTATTCTGCTACCTCATTAGATGATGCGGAATCGATTATTCATCGATTAAAAATTTCTGAAAATGAATTAAGAAAACAACAAGTCACAGGATTCTATAGAGATATTGAAGTAACTCCTGGTTATGAACATCAAGATGACTTAGATAAAAAAGAACACGAATTAGAAGGCACCAGACAAACTGGAAGACAAGAAGATGTATTCACATTATTGGAGTGTCATGTTAACTTAGACCTAGAGGGTTTTGAAGATCGAGGGCCCGATGGGGAAATAACTGGTATTAAATTACCTTATATTGTAACGATCGAAGCAAACTCTCGACAAGTATTAAGCATTAGAAGAAACTATGAAGTAGGGGATCCAAAAAGAAAAAAGATTTCTTACTTTGTCCATTTTAAATTTTTACCTGGTCTAGGTTTCTATGGCTTTGGTTTAATCCACATGATTGGTGGATTATCTAGAACTGCAACCTCAGCATTAAGATCTTTATTAGATGCTGGAACTTTATCAAACTTACCTGCTGGATTTAAACAAAGAGGAATCAGAATTAGAGATGATGCGCAATCTATACAACCTGGTGAATTCAGAGATGTAGATGCTCCTGGCGGAAACATAAGAGATGCATTTATGACGCTTCCGTTTAAAGAGCCAAGTGCAACACTTCTTCAACTTATGGGTGTCGTCGTACAAGCTGGTCAGCGCTTCGCATCTATAGCTGACATGCAAGTAGGTGAGGGTAATCAACAAGCTGCAGTGGGGACGACAGTTGCATTGCTTGAACGTGGATCAAGAACCATGAGTGCTATTCATAAAAGATTAT